TTATTCTGGTAAAGCAAATGTAATCCCATCATGCTCATGGGTATTGGTCAATGCTGGTGCTGTATGTTCAAAATGATAAAGAAAATACTTTGCTTCAACCGAATCATCGTTAGGTGAAACATGCCCTGATAAATGTGGGAAAAGAGAGATCCCTGCATTGAGCGATAACGGTACGTAATTAATGAAAATGTCTTTTAAGGCAAAACCTTCATCTATCGCCGCCGCTTCAAAAGAATCGGCATTAAGGTAGCTTCTTACTTTCTCGCATGCCTCTGGCCTAAGTCTAGATTCGCTCTTTGGTAATTTCAGCATTGAATCTAAGTCACTCCACGAGATAGGGACATCAAAACAATCACCGCCTTCTTCCTCCGAAGAGTTCGGGAAGTCAACGTAAAAGTAATTACGCCCTACTATAGGGTTCTCAGATTCAATTCTGTGATAGTTGTAAAGAGTCCTGATACGGTTAGCTTTATTATGATGTCTTGCATTGCGAATCACTAACATCGTCAGTAGCTCTGGGACTGTATACCAATCTGGAGGTAAATTGTTTTGGAGCATATTGTCATAAATGTTATGAAAAGCATTAAGTTGAGTGTTTAACCCCGCCTCTAAGTTCCCAATAGCTTCCGCTCTGTCTACATGCAGAAGCCGATGAAAAGAATAATTAGACTCAAGTAACACTCGAAAAGATTGGGCCAAGTCTTCAAAAGAATGTGTGAGCATTTCGCTTCCCTTCCCAAAGTAGGTAATAGAGATTCTAGGATAGTTATTTTCTTATGATAAGCATTGACTAGCCACACAAAAATACTTACTTAGGTATATATGTTAATTTTAAAAATGCCTAAACACTTAGCATTAATGTTCTATCAGCTATCGGATTAAGCACTGCGGCCTCTTCAAGATGGTCAGGGGCAAAGTGCGCATATTTCATGGTTTCCCGGATGTTGGCATGCCCAAGGATTTTTTGTAACACCAGGATGTTGCCGCCGTTCATCATAAAGTGAGCAGCAAACGTGTGTCGCAATACGTGGGTTTTTTGCCCTTCGCTCAGCACGATATCTGTTAGACGGAACATCTTTTTAAATTCTTGATAGCAGGGACGGAATAAGCGCCCCTGCATTGGCGACAATTCGTCATAAAGCCATTGAGGGATCGGCACTGTCCTGTTTTTCTTACCCTTCGTTTTGGTAAAGGTCAGCTTATGGGGTGAGAGCTGGGAACGTGTTAGCCGTTCGGCCTCACTCCAGCGCGCACCGGTTGCCAGGCAAACTTTCACAATCGTAGTGAGGTGCTCTTTTCCGTACTGATCGCAGGCTTTGAACAGCTGAACAATTTGCTGTGGCGTAAGCCAGGACATTTCTTTTTCTGCTTCTTTAAAAACGCGCACACCATCTAACGGGTTCGGAAGTTTCCACTCACCCAAGCGCTTAAGCTCATTGAAGACCGCCGCGAGATATTGTTGCTCGCGGTTTACCGTTATCGGCTTCGCTATCCAGTCAGCCGGGTCTTTGTGATACCCGTTATCGATTTCGCCACGCAGGCGTTTATCACGATAATGCGCCCAATCCTTTGCGGTCAGTTGGGAAGCAATTGGGTCGCCCAAACCATTACAGATAATATGAAGTTTTGCGAGACGCGATTTATGTGCAACAAGAGCCTGCCCATGGAGATTATGCCAAAGCTCGATAATCTCGCTCAGTTTGCGGCGATCTTCCTTATCTGCTTTCCATGGTTTGTCCTGCGCTTCTTCTTTGCAATATGCCTCGTAGGCTACAGCTTCGCCTTTCGTGTCAAAACTTTTACGAACCCGACGGCTGTCCCTTCCATTAAGACGGAAATCGCATTGCCACTCCCCTGTCGGAAGCTTTTTGATAGCCATGAGTTTATTTAATTAAATCTTTAACGAACTTTTCAAGGCCAGGATTGCCAGCCTCAAGATAACAACAGGAGTTAAAACTATCCGTCCACTCGTAGCCGTCTGAACCAATGATTTTATCAGGGCTATTCGTACCCCCTGCCCGGCCTGCTATTTTTAAGGCCTGCTCTTTAGTGAGGGAAAATGAAAGTTTCTGTCCAGTAAGATAAGATTTTTCATGCTTAGAAAGGTCAAATGAAAGAGGAACCACTGTGATGCTTACACTCTTGGCTGGAGTTTGTAACAACGTTCTATAAGCTGCATAAACAGATGCCTTATAGGATGCCATCTTAATTGATTCATCATTTTCACCTTTCATCACCTTCGGGGAAATTTGTATTTTTAGAGGTTCTTCAGAGAGAACCTTGAATGCTCCAATATCAGGTGAGTAATCATTATATTCACTCATTAACGTCGCAACGTTTTTAAATTGCTGAGGAGAGGCGACAGAAACAAAAGGTAAAAAGACAAGGCAGAGTGAGAAGCGCTTAATCATAACAATATCCCTTAATTTATGGTTTTTATTACAACACCACGACAAGTAACGTCATCAGAACTGCACTCAAACTCATCGCCTATAGTGGATTTAACTTTAATTTTTCCACCAGGCAATCGTGTAATGTTATATATATCCAACATTCCATCGATATCTAAGAGGCATAATCCGTTAACAAGCATGTCCTCTTTGGCATTCACGCACCATGTAACTGTGTCTTTCGTGATCAACTCGCAATCACTTGTGGCATTAGGAATGATTGTCGTATCAATAAACGTCTTCCCTTTAAGCTCAAGTCGGCCATTTAGTAGAGATTTTCTTTGAACTAAAATGACATTGGGTGGCAACTCTGCATCTAATCTCAAGCCCCCAGCTATTGGTTGCTCGCCCGTTGCCAACCAACGTAAATCAACTCCAGTATCCAAAGCACAAGCCACAACTACATCCCCTGGGAAATGATTTCGTCTTACCCAAGTGCTGATTGTGCCTGATGACAACCCCAGCAAGTCACCAAGCTGTTTTTGCATGGTAAAACCATATGCCATCAAAAGACGCTGGAGGAGCTGCTGCCCACCACTTTGTAAGATGCGGCCATAAATCGACTCATCACCAGTGAAACCTGAAGCACCCAACTCGCTATAGCTTGCATTTGCAAGTTTTCCATTCAAAAGCCAATCAACATCCTTTCCTGTGGCCTGCGCGCACTCATACACATATCTAAACGGAACACTGTCGCGTGAAAGCCAGTTACTCATTGTTGAAACAGGGGTTTCTATCAATTTTGAGAGTTCAACATTGCTGGACACCCCATACGCAAGTTTCATGCGTTCAATAATTTCCTTTGGACTTCCCTTTTCCTGCCCCACCACTTTTTTAATATTGCTCATTTAGAGTGTTGACCCCTCCCATTTGAGCAAGTATGCTTGCCCATAATTCAACAAATGCACGCCAATGCACCAGAACAACAGTTAACCGGAGATATTCCCCTATGACTCCACAAATTGCAATCCCGTCAGGTCCCGATCTGATGACCTATGAAGAGTTCGCCGTGGCCTATGGGTACAGCATCCGCACAGTAAAACAGATGGTTGCTGACGGTGATCTTCTTCTCATGCCGCGCAGAAAGGATGGTGGCGCAGCTCGTATCAACATGGTGGCTTTTCGTGGTCGCTTGTTACAGCAAGGTATTAACTGCCGCTACGTTGCTGCTTAACCATCTCGATTATGCAAGTTGAAAGGGATACCAACATGTTTGATTTTCAAGTTTCCAAACAACCGCACTATGCAGAAGCCTGTCGCGCATTTGCTCTGCGCCATAACATCGCGCAGTTGGCCCGCAGTGCAGGCATGAACGAACAAACGTTGCGTAACAAGCTGAACCCGGATCAGCGTCAGCACCGTCTTTATCCTGAAGAAATCATGTTGCTGACTGACCTGACTGAAGACCCTACGCTGGTTGACGGCTTTCTGGCTCAAATTCACTGCTTACCGTGTGTGCCGGTTAACGAAGTGGCTAAAGAGAAGCTGCCCGTTTACGTGATGCAGGCGACCGCGCAGATCGGACAGGTTGCAGCAAACGTCGCTGGCGCTTCACGACTTACCCATATTTCGCGACAGGTGATTGTCGAAAACGCCAACGCAGGTATGCGATTCCTCGCGCTAACAGCTCTGGCGGTAGATGCCCGGTTGAAATCTAACCCGGCAATGGCAAGCGCCATAGACACCATGACGGGCCTCGGTGCCTCGTTCGGTCTGATCTGAGGACGTAAGAATGGATAAAGGCCCGTCTTTCGCTTCCCTTCTCGTGCGCCAGTCCCCAGCCCCGCATTATGGCAACGGCTGGATAATGGGAACGGATGGTAAACCCTGGCACCCGTGCCGCGACCAGTCCGCATTGTTAAATGAATTGCAGTCCAAAGCCAAAGTGTCGTTATCAACCCGGCTTTTAAAGTTTTTCTGGAGGCGTTATGAACAACAGCTCTACACCCGCGCCAAATAAAACGGATGTGAGTGCATTTAATAATGCCGATATGCAGACACAAAAAATGACGGGTGCAGAGTGCATCAATCGTTTTCATAAACAATTGTCGGCAACTAATAACCGCGCCCTGCGCACGTTTAACAAAATGAGCAGTGATTTTAAATTCACTGTTTTGACTCTGGCGAACCGCAGCAACCCCGGTACTTTTCAGGAGCGCGATATAGGGGAGCCGTTTGAATCGTTCGATGAAAGTAAGCGTTTATTAATTATAAAAGCAATGAATGAAATATCTCGTTGGGGAACAATCATCCCGCGCTTTATTTCTGAGTTTGACAAAAAAATCACTGAGTAGTTAACCCGCAAAGAAATTATGGCGTAAACCCGCCGGGTATTTATTTGCTCAAAATCTGGAGTAATTAAAATGCGTAATATCGAAACTCTCAAAACTAAAGTTGGCCCGGATGATGCCGGGTTAAATGCAATTCTGACGGAGGCCCGCATGGAAGAACGTCGGGGGCGTGCTGACGTCATGGCGGCACGTCTGGAGGTTATGGCCTCACATATCGTTTCCCGTGAAATGCAGCCTCGTCTTGCCGCTGAACTACTTCGGCAGGAAGCGGAAAAAATCCGCAACGAAGCGATGGAGACGCATTGATGGCTGACGCAATGGATCAGGTACAGGAGCGCGAACAAGAAGAACGCGAGCGCCATATAAAAAACGCCCGCAGCAATCCTGCTACGGTTTCTCTTTTTTTCTGCGACAGCTGCGGTGCGCCCATTCCTGAAGCGCGCCGCATTGCCGTGCCTGGCGTCGACACCTGCGTGACCAGCCAGACCGTAACCGAACTGAAAAGCAAACATTACAGAGGTGGGCTATGAACGGGGTGGATTTAATCAAACAAGTTTTTTTCATCTCTGGCGTCGTTGATGACGGTGATGAATGCATCCGCGTGAGCGATGAAGAGGCCAGATTTTGGACCGTTTATCGCCAGAATGCCGATGGCACAAGCGATGCGTTGATGGATTTCATGGACAGAGCAAGTGCCGAAACTGCATTGCAAATGATTCAGCCAGCGAAGTCAGCAGATTCAAAGAGCAGCGCACTCGGGCAACTTACAGCAATGCTGCACGATGATGGAGTACGCTATCACTTGCTGTCGAATGTGATCTTATCGGCCAGATTAAAAGGCAAGGAGAAGATTACAGAAATCACCTTCGCCACAAAATGCGTAGATGTATCAAACGCTATCGATGCGCGTGACACCGTGGGGATTATCCTCTGGGTGCCACGATCAGCTTATGACGAAGCAGTTAAAGGTGGTGCGAAATGAGCACCATTCTGAAGTGGGCGGGCAATAAGACCGCCATTATGCAGGAATTGTTAGAGCACCTGCCTGCCGCTGGCTTACGCCTGATAGAACCGTTCGCGGGTTCATGTGCCGTGATGATGGCAACTGATTATCCGGCATACCTCATTGCAGATATCAATCCTGACCTGATCAATATGTACCGTGTCATCAGCAGCGACACGGACAAATTCATCGAGCTGGCCCGCGCAATGTTCGGTAGCCATAGTCTTGCAGAAAGCTATTACCGCGCCCGTGAAGCGTTCAATTATGACAACGATTTGGGGTGTTTGCACCGGGCTGTCTATTTCCTCTATCTGAACCGCCATAGTTATCGTGGGCTTTGTCGTTATAACCGGGGCGGCGGTTTCAATGTTCCGTTCGGAAATTATAAAAAAGCTTATTTCCCTGAAAAGGAAATACGTGCCTTTGCCGAAAAAGCGCAACGCGCCACGTTTATCTGCACCAGTTTTGAAGAAACCTTAAACATGTTGCTGCCTGGCGATGTGATTTACTGCGACCCGCCGTATGACGGAACCTTTAGCGGATACCACTCCAGCGGGTTCGGTGACGATGAGCAGTATCACCTGGCCTCCATTCTTGAACGCCGAGCATCAGAAGGTTATCCGGTCATCGCATCTAACGCAGATACCCCTCTCACATCATCGCTTTACCGCACGTTTGCCCTCCATCGCATCAATGCTCCACGCAGCATAGGTATCGAAGCTGGAAGCGGCAAGGCCGCAAAGGAAATCATTGCCGTTTCGCGGAGCTACCCGGTCTGGGTGGGTATTGATTATGCAGAGCTTCCGAGGCCCGCCGTTAATGCTGAGGTGCGCCCATGAACAATATCGATCCACGTTGTTTTGCTGAAAATACCATTAACACCATCAGCATTTCGGGCGGCAAAGACAGCCTGGCTCAATGGTTAAGAGCTATTGAAAATGGCGTTCCTCATATATCTGTTTTTGCGGATACGGGTCATGAGCATCAGCAGACAATGGATTACCTTGATTATCTTGAAGCCAGACTGGGAAAGGTCACCCGGGTTAAAGCTGACTTCACGCGTCAGATTGAAGGGAAACGGAAGTTCATAGCCGAAAAATGGCCTGTCTCTCTTGTGGAAGAATGCGGGATGTCACCAGATGAGGCGGCAGAACGTGTGCAGAAAGCTTTGGAAGTTCTAAAGCCAACGGGCATTCCTTTCCTCGATTTGTGCATTTGGAAGGGCCGCTTTCCCTCCACTAAGGCCCGTTTTTGTACATTTGACCTGAAGCACGAGCCTGTACGTACTCAGGTTATTGTCCCTGCCCTGGAGAAATACGACGAGGTCATAAGCTGGCAAGGTGTACGCGCCCAGGAGTCACCAGCACGCGCGTTGCTGCCAGAATGGGAAGAGGATGCAGATAACACCCCTGGCCTGCACGTGTATCGGCCGATTCTAAATTGGCTACACGAAGATGTATTTGCCATTGCAAAACGGCATGGAATTAAACCCAATCCTCTTTACTTACAAGGTTGCAGCCGCGTCGGCTGTATGCCCTGCATTCACGCCCGCAAATCTGAACTGGCAGAGATTTTTCAGCGTTGGCCAGAAGAAATTCGCAGAGTCGCTGAATGGGAAAGACTCGTAGCGGAATGCTCACGTCGCGGTAATTCAACGTTTTTCCCATCTACGCACGACCCACGTCGAGCCGAAAAGCGCATCGAAGTCATTACTGTTGATAGTTATGGCATAGAGACCTATCGCGACTGGGCGTTAACAACTCGCGGCGGAGCCCAATTCGATTTGTTGGCTGAAGCTAATGATAAATCGGTGTGCAGCAGTGTTTACGCTGGCGTTTGCGAATGA